CAAGATATTTTATTTGCGCCATCGTCATTTACATTAGCATTTTATGGCAATCATTATGGATTGTATTTGGAAACTGGCAGACGTAAAGGTGCTAAAAAAATACCAATTGATGTACTTATGAAATTTGTAGCATTAAGAGGTATGGCTTCTACTCAAAAAGAGGCACGTAATATAGCTTTTGCAATACAAATGGCAATATACAAACAAGGCTCTCCAACTAAAGGTGCTTATAAGTATACTAGAAATGGCAAAAGGATAAATTGGATTAGTGGAACAGTTGCTGATAATAAAAGCAAAATACAAAAAACAATACAAAAATTATTTAAAAATCAAATGGAAACTACCTTGAGAAATATAGCCAAGGATTTCAATCAAAAAGTATAATAATGGCATTAACAGTTTTAACAGTACCAGCTAATAATTCAATAAATAGCATATTTAGACCTATTAAAATAGAGGCAGAGGTAGATGATACTAGCGG